ATCGGTCGTCCCTACCTATGTTGGACAATCGGAGTTTCCTGGCATCCCACCCTCTGTTAACAAACTCCTTACGCATCAAGTCCTTCATGGCTTCACCAAAGCGTTCTATCTCCGCTTCAGCGTCCACTTCTTTATCTACACGTTTAGTTTTTAACAGGCTGTAAATGTCCTGTACTAAGGTATTAATTGTTTTCATGTTTTATGTTCCACATAGTGTAATTTTCTAGTTACAGGATTAAAACTCAATATTCTCACACCAAGTTGTTTTTGTAATGGAGTGCGAAAACCTGTGTTATTAAATTTTTTACAGTCGGGCCATCTCAAATCTCTATTGCCAGTTTTTACGTCAATAAGAACAATGTCTCCATTTTTACGATCAAAAGAAATCATATCCACAGGTCCAGTGCACCCTGAGTTTTTAAACACATCAAATCCTTGATCCCACAACCAAGTAATAGCGTAATGTTCCGCTACGTCACCAGTCCTGTTCACATCTTTCCTTTTAGTGGGTTTCATACCAATTGTCTCCTATCTTGTATTCCCCTGTTAAAGGACAGTTTAAGTTAAAGTGATTACCAGCAGCCTCTATACAACTAACCGCTAGTCTACCAAACTTCTCAGCTTGATCCGTCTTCACCTCCGTCTGTACTTCGTCATGGACATTACCTACGAACCTGTAATCCAGTTTCCACTGTTTAGCGTAGTCGTCCAAGATTAGTAAAGCCTGTTTCATAACTATAGCACCAGCACTTTGTAGCAAGGTATTTAGTGCACTGTGTTGTGACCTAATGTGTAACTTCCTGCCGTCCAAGCCAGTCACCACTTGTGATCCCTCATTGACTTTTGCCTGTACTCTGTTTCTAAGTACTCCAAATGATTTAAGATTATTACTAAAACGCTCTCTAAGTCTTGTACCTGCTTTTTTGTTACCTCCAACCACCGCTCCAAGCTTTGCATCTCCTGCCCCGTATAGAAGTGCATAGATAAAAGTTTTTGCTGTATCCCGTGATTCAAGTCCTGCAAGTCGCTGGTTAGCTGAGTGTATGTCCCCGTTGACCACCTCATTTATATACTCCTTATCATTCATGTAGTGAGCCAACATACGTAACTCAAGACCACTCGCATCAAAACCCACTAGCTTGTGTCCTTCCTTAACGGTCCAGCACTCCCGACAATCCTTACCGTAGGGGCTGTAGGACGCTGGAACTTGAGCTAGGTTAGGACTGTTGTGTGTCATTCTTCCGGTGACTGCTCCATTGCTATTAACCTTACCATGAACCCTGCCCGTAGTTGGTGAGACTGCTTCTATCCAACTATGGACCTGAGCTATACGCTTCTGGACCATCAGGTACTCAGCAATTAGTTTAGCTTCCGGTATGTCGTTTATCTTTGACAAAGTTCCTTCGTCCACCTGTGGCTGTCCAGTCTCAGTAAATAAACAAGGCTTCCAGCCAAAGTGCTGTAAGTACCTGCCTATCTGTTGTCTGGAACCCAGGTTAAACGGAGGAAACTCTATCCTACTGAACGGCCCTTCCACAGTACCCCAAGACTCTCCTAGGAATTTGAGGCCCACCGTGGAAAGCGTACCGTCCTTCTTAGTTTTTGGTTGAACCTCCTTAATGAATGTAGGTAACGGTAAAAAAGTTTTCTGTACTGAGTCTTCAAGCTCAAATTGTTTCTCCTTTAGTTCCGCAAGTAGCATGTAAGCTTTTTCTTCGTCAAGCCTCCAACCGTTGCGTATTTGTTGCTGTACTATAAATTGGACCTTATGCTCTAAGTCTATGGATTCCTGAGAAAACTCAGACAGTTCGTCAATCAACTCAAAATAAGTTTTTTCAGTGACTGCTACGTCCTGTATACAATATTCCACCATCTCCTGTGAACACTGTGACCAGTCATTGTAGTCTCCTTTTGGAAAGCCTAGTCTCTCACCCCATGAGCGTAAAGAATGACCACCTTCTCTCTGAGGATTAGCTAACCTAGACAACACTAAAGTGTCTATGATCCTCTCAGGAGCCACAGAAACGCCCCAGAGCGATTCTAAGACAGGAAGGTCATATCCTATTAGGTTTTGTCCTACAACCTTATCTGATCCTTGTAGGAGGTCTAATAAGGTGTCCGGAGTATAATGAACTTTATAATCTCCGTCATGGTTAGTAGCCACCATCCAGATTTTAGTCGGGTTGAGTCCGTCCGTTTCAATGTCCAAGAAAATCAAAATTGTGTCTCCATGTCATTGTTACTAGGAGGACCAACTTCCGACATGCGGCCTGTAAACCTGTCGTACTTCAAATAACAAGCAGCCCCAGTTAGACCCGCATAACGATTCTTTAGGATTCTTACCGTTGTGGTATTCCTGTTTTCTTCGTCTTCGTCCTGTTGGTTACGCTCTAGGCCGATCACCATGTCGGATAGTTGGGCTATAGCCTGAGATCCCCTAAGCTCACTCAAACTAATCCTACCTCCGTCCTCATGTGGTTTGCCTTGTGTCCTCTTTAAGTGAGAAACCAAAAACAAACCTACACCTAACTCCTGTACCAGTGTTCTAAGTTTAGTCATAATCGCATCAATAGCTCTACGCTCATCGTCCGACTCCTGACTACTAACAACTATAGATAAGTGGTCCAGTATGATCCATTTACAGTCCAAAGCCTTAGCCATGAATCTGACTCTGGAAAGTAAGTTATCCTCCGACGTTGATCCCCAATGGTCAAACAGGAAGTATCTCCCAGTTCCCATAGTGGCCTGCCAGTAAGGTTTAACCATCTCCTCATCAATTTCCTCCTCTAAATGTAGTGGACAGTCCGCAGCTATGGACATGATCCCCAGCGCGGTCCTGCTAATGTCCTCCTCCAATGCTAGGACTCCTATATTGTCGTCCGTAGCGTTTAAAAGGTAGTACTCTAGCTCTCTGACTATCTGAGACTTACCCATACCGGAACCTGACGTTATGGTAACTAACTCATAAGGTCTGAAACCTTTAGTGTAGTCATTGAGTCCATGCCAAGGATAAAGTACGGATTTAACCTTCATCTTACCTACTATGGAATCCCATGTATCGGTACCTGCTATGATCCCATCAGGCTGATAACATTTTGAATTCCACCATGAGCTAGTAAAGTCTTTAATTTTACCAGCTTGTAACATGTCCCCAGCGTCCTTCATGGGCAGCTTGCAGATTTTTAGCTTGTTAGGGCTAAATATGTCCTTAACGGAATCAATCGCTAGTTGTCCTGCTTTGTCACTGTCAAAACATAACACTACATTGTCGTATCCTTCTAAGAACTCTAGTTGCTCCTTAACTTCTCTGACTGCTCCACCTGCTCCGGACCTCAGGCTCACTACGTCCCACTTATTGCTGAACATCTCAGAGACAGCTAGACAGTCTAACTCTCCTTCTGTGACTGTTACAAACTTACCTGAGCCTTTACATGTGTCTTGTCCAAATAACCCTACGTTTTCCGCAGACCCTATATAAGAAAAAGCTTTATTTTTAACACTTTTTTTCTTATGGCCCTTGACTTCTCCAGAGTCAATATCTTTGTACGGATAAAAATGATTGTTTATTGTGCCTACTGCGTCGTATTGGACTGTAACGCCAAACTTTCGACAAGTATCCTGGGATATTTTCCTGTCCGGAATGGCAGCTATAACTCCAACGTCGTCACAATTAACCCTGTTTAGTTTTTCATTGTTCATATGACCCCATGCATTATCAGATTCTTGTGCAATTTTATTCCTAAATTCTGCAAAGTCTGTGCTGTGTTCATGGTGTCCGCAGCCTGCTGCAAAGCAATGCCCTGACCCGTTGCTATAACGAGCCAAAGCATCACTAGAGCCACAGGACGGACAGGGCTCATGTCTAAGAAACTTAGAATCCTTCTTCAATTCCGTCTCCAGATTCCTCGCCTAACTCCAAGACCCTAACCGCATTAAGGTACGTTGGTGTGGCATGGACTGGGTGAGAATCGCCTAGCTTGTACTGAACCCTAACCAGTGAGCCTTTGGGTATTGCTCCCATAAACGGCTCATCGTTAGCGTTAACAATCCTGACCGGAAACTTACTAGCAAACTTTCGTTGTGCTGTTCCTTCGTAGTCCTTAACCTTAACGCCTTCGTCGGACAGTTTGCTCGCCATGTCTTCCTCTAAAGACAGAGTTAACGTGTAACGTCCTGTGTCTTGTCCTTGGTAGACTTCCGTTTGTTGTAGGTTTTGAAACGCTACAGTTCCTTCTGCTAATGACATATGTGTTTCTCCTATATGTTTGTCATTAAGTTACTTACTATAGAACACTAAAGTAAACTATAAATTAATCATTATGATTATAATAAAGTTCTTTAGTGTACTATAGTAATAGTATAATCTATAAATGTTACAGAATTATTACACAAATCAACTAAATTGTTACAAATTGTTACAGATAGTCATCTAAGTTTACTTTATCAGCATCATTAGGAATTTCTGAATCGTATTCTATTAAAGTCTCATTGCTCACCTTGTAACAAGTGTTACATAAGTCTAAAAACTTTCCTGTTAGTTTGTCCTTCCGTTTTAGTTCGTTCTCTTCCAGTAACACATTGCAAGCTTTGCATCTCATGTCGTTATACTCCTAATTCTATTTGTTTTTGAGTTATGTAGTTATCTATGTCCGCTTCGTCGTCTAATCCCAGGCGTAAAGCTTCCTCATATAAGTCTTCTATGAATTGTTCCATGTCATATTGTTTCATTTTAATGTATCTCTAAGTTGGTTGTTAAGTTTTCATTAAACACTAATGAGTGCTCGTTGTCTAGCTCTTTGGCCGACATGTTGTTATACACTGTCTCCATTTGCTCTTTGGCTAAACTAACCATATCAACTAATCTAATTATGTTCATATGGTACTCTATGAGATCCTGAGTTTTAGATAATCTATCTATGAGATCCTCCCCTACGTCGTCAGTTACGTCCGTATCGTGGCTATATTCGTCGCTCATTGCGTTTTCTCCTGTTAGTTTGGTTTACGTCGTCTAGATAACAACTAGCGCACAACGGCTCCGTGTATCCTCTACGGAATACAACGGAGTTTTCTAGTTTACATGCTGAACATTTATTTTTCATTTTCAATGTTTATCTCTTTATCCTCTACACCAAATAATAATATAGTTTTAGTTATTCCGTTTTGGTCAACTATCTCTATTTCCAGTGTATCCCAGTTTTTCTCTAAGGCGTTAACTAGCTTACTTTTTAAAGTAACTGTTTTAACGTCGTGAATGGTTTCTCTACTAAATGTACTCATACTAATCAATCCTCGCTATTTTAGTTTCTTTTGTTTCAAGATCACGTATTGCTGTGACTCCATATTTGTAGACGATACACTCATATCTGTTACCTGTAAAGATAACTAATGGTTGTAAGTCTTCGTCTTCGTCAAACTCTGATATGTACTCGTTGTTGTTTCCTAGTTTACCTTTCCAAGCGTAAGCATGGAATCCTCCATAACCATAACAAGAATCAAACTTTTTTGTAAAGTCTTCTAGATTATCATATTCCGCGCGTAGACAATCGTTAAAAAATGCGGGTATTAACCCACAAGATTCTCTTAATTGATTTATGGATAACTTTTTAAATTTCCTATTAGGATCATAAGTTATGCCGTTTATATATGCTATGTTAATGCTCATTTTATATCTCCCATTAAATTATGTTTTTGAAAGATCCGAAAATTCTTTTACCAGTCTTTCAAGATCCGCTTTAAAAGCTTCTTGATTATTTCTCAATACCGGCATATTAGGTTCTTGAGTCCTGTACACTATCCAGTAATCAACAAAATTATCAATACTTCTATTTATTCTATTCTCCATATGTTTTTGGATTTTTGTCTTCCTATCCATTTCTATATCTCCTCTGTGTATTCGCAATCGGGACAATAGTATAGGCCTTCTATGCCTACGTCACGCTCCTCTGGTTGTAGTTCTAAGTCTGTCTCACAAATTGGACAATCTCTAATCATTGTTATGCTCCTACTGCTATCAAGTTAGTTTTAAAATTCTTAGATCGTGAACCATGTACAGCTATTGCAATGTTTTTGCTCTTTCCGTCGCATAATCCACAATCAATACATTGTATGTTATCCGAATCACTTTTGCACTCTATTTCGTCATTATCCAGAGAATCCCCTGCCATTGCAACTCTGAATGTCTTAGCTCCTAATGACTGGAATTTTTTAGCTTGTTTAGGTGAGTCAGCACTAACCATACAAAGCTCTAAAAATCTCATATCAAAGTTTCTATGGTTAATCTGATGAGTGTACGCTGTATGTCCTAGGGATAGTTTAGAAAACTTCTCTAGCACTTCAAAAGGTACAGCAGCAGGATCACCATATGAACCAAACCTTATTTTTCTGTGGTTAATGTGTCCGTTATGTAGCTGGTAGTCGAATTTTGGATATTTGCCAGCTATATATGACTTATAGACAGCATTAGGAGCTTGACCAATGTTAACGTAGCAAGCGCCTTTATTGTAATGTCTGTGGATACAGTTCCCACAGATACTAACGTCCTCGCCTAGTTTTGAAGCTTCCACCGGATTAATGTCCGTCCTGATAATCCAGACTTGGACCATGTTTCCAGTTTTAACATTACTAGAGGATAACGTAGCAATAGCAGCAATCGGTTTTCCGTCTAGTACACTGTTACCTTCGTACAGCACAAAACCCAGCTCTTTAGATGCTGGTTTTACTTTTATTTTAGATCCTAATAATTTACTCATTTTCTATACTCTGTTAGTTAATAGTTAAACTATAGCACACTATTGCTAATGCGCTATGGGTTTAACTACTGTTATGCAATTCCTCCAAGTATGTGCGCTATAACGTCTACAGTCCAACCATTGCCCAACATTCTATATCGTTGGGTATTGCTGACCATGTTGGTGTAACCCTCAGGTACAGTCTGTAAACGTTCGCACTCCGTAGGCGTTAGTTTTCTATAGGTTAGGTTTTCCAAATCAGCAGCTAGTGTAGTCTTTCGGATAGTCGTTAACGAGTTGGTTTTACCGTCAAACCTTAATTCTAATTGTTGGTTGGTGGTTTTTCCGTCGTCCTCATACCGTCCTCTAAGAGCAGCACCAGTGAACACTAACTGTCTTCTATGCTTTTCAAAGTATGACTTGAGATTGCCGCCTTTAAAGTAGTTTGCATCGATACAATGTGATTTTTCCCGATCAGTAACACCATGTTCTAGAATATCTGCTAGGAATACTTCTCTGTCCTGTGGTTGTTGCACGTTAGGGATATTGGTCCAATAGAGTCTAAATCTGTTTTGTGCTGATACTAGACTACTGTTAATTGCTATTGGTTCCACACCTAACAAGTTACTGATAACGTCCTGAGATTCTTTTTTCATGCGGACGTTTTCAAGTATAAAGTACTTAGGTTTTAATTCTTTTAACAGTCTGACGTATTCAAAGAATAGCTTAGACCTAGGATCTTCGAAGTTTAAGTTTTTACCTGCAAAGCTAAAACCTTGACATGGTGAACCACCTATTAATAGATCAATATCACCTACCTGCTCTTTAGTTACGTTTCTAACGTCACCTAGTTGGACAGTGTTAGGGAAATTAGATTGTGTTACTTTGATAGCGTATTTATCTACTTCACTGGCATAGTATTGGTCTACTTTAATACCTGCCTTTTGTAACGCTAACTGTCCGCAGGACATTCCGTCGAATAATGACAGTACTCTCATATGTATTACCTAGTTAGTTAATATTTACGAATAATAATCTATTGTTAAACTAATGACAACTAATTATTAGTGTCTCTATATGGGTACTATAGTCACATCCACATCTCTAGTTCTTCTCATGTATTCTCTAGCAAAACTTGTGCCAAGATGAGAGCCTGTAACAATTTGTAACATGTTGCACTACTTTGGTGCACTCTAGTTTTCTCAGGTATTCTGCACTAAACTAGTGCGAGCCTTGCACCAACCTGGGGCAGACCTGAGATTCTGCACTGTTTTGGTGCATTTGACACGGGGGGGTCCGTTGGCGAACCGTGGTAACAGTGGCACCCTCTAACATACAAAAAAAGCCAAAAGTCAAACAAAAGTAAACACTTGTAAACCTTTGATCTATAACATCTTTTTAATTGTAACATTTTGTAACAAAAAGGTCTTGACATTAACACTAGATTATGGTTGACATTTGCCTAAAAATATGGTAAAATAATATAGTATTCTTTAGGCAGGAAAGGTAAAATACGATGAACGATGAAGTACAAATTAAAAAACCTAGAGGTAGACCTCCTAAAGCTAAAGTTAATCAAAAGAAAGTAGGGCATAGAAAAACATTAGGTAGACCTAAAGGTGATGCAGGTATCATTAACGAATACAAAGCTAGGATGTTAGCTTCTCCTAAGTCTAAAAAAGTAATTGAAGCTATATTTGATGCAGCTTTAGACGATGAACATAAAAATCAATCAGCAGCATGGAAATTAATTATGGACAGGATGTTACCCGTTAGCTACTTTGAAAAGGAAGCTTCTGGGGGCAGGTCAGCAGTTTCCATAACCATATCAAGTTTAGGTGGTACTGAAGCCACTATAACCCAAGAAAAAGAAATTATTGAAGGGGAGGTTATATCTGAGGATGGAATTTAAACATTTTACTAAAGAAGAATTTGCTTGTTCTCATACAGGTAATAATGAAATAGAAGATAAGTTTATAGAAATGATTGACATTCTTAGGGAGAACTGTGGTTTTCCTTTTGTTATCACAAGTGGTTATAGAGATCCTTCTCATCCTGAAGAGGTTAATAAAGAACAACCTGGGACGCACAGTAGGGGCATAGCTGCTGATATTTATGTTAGTGACGGTGCACAACGAAGATCAATTATAGAAAATGCCATAGACATAGGTTTTGGCGGTATTGGAGTAGCCAAAGGTTTTGTTCATGTAGACATTAGGGATACGACTCCTGTTATCTGGACTTACTAATGGACATAAGATACCTTGAAACAGCTAGACAGCGTAAAAAAATTAAAGCCCAAACCAAAGCCCTCAAAGATCAAGGAAGACAAATCCAAGAACAGTTACAAAGAATACTTGGCAAAGTTAACTGATTTGAATTGGGACGGTAATGACTGAATTAAATATAGAGTTGTTACCTTGGCAGCAGGAAGTCTGGAACGACGAAACAAGGTTCAAGATTGTCGCTGCGGGTAGAAGAACTGGTAAATCTAGGTTAGCAGCTTGGATGTTAATCCTAAGAGCCTTACAGACTGAGAAAGGTCATGTATTCTACGTAGCACCCACTCAGGGACAGGCCAGAGACATTATGTGGCAGACTTTGCTGGAGTTAGGTAATCCAGTAATAGTCAACAGTCATATTAACAATTTACAAATAAAGCTAGTCAACGGGGCTACAATATCCTTAAAAGGAGCTGACAGACCTGAAACCATGCGTGGTGTCAGTCTAAGGTTCTTGGTGTTGGACGAATACGCAGACATGAAGCCTGAGGTATTTGAACAGATCCTAAGGCCAGCATTAGCGGACCAGAAGGGTGATGCGTTGTTTATAGGGACACCTATGGGACGTAATCACTTCTATGATTTATATCAATACGGAGAACTGGGGGACGACCCAACCTACAAAACTTGGCACTTTACTTCTTACTCTAATCCATTACTGGACTCAGAGGAAATAGACGTAGCCAAGAAAAGCATGTCAAGCTACGCATTCCGTCAGGAATTTATGGCTTCCTTTGAAGCTAGAGGTAGTGAGATGTTTAAGGAGGATTGGGTTAAATTTGCTGAACCAAATAACGAGGAGGAAGGAGATTACTACGTTAGCATTGACTTGGCAGGTTTTGAGGAAGTTAATAAGAAAAGAACGAAGAATTCCAACCTTGACGAAACGGCAATCGCTATTGTCAAAGTTAACACTAACGGTTGGTTCGTTGAAAATATAATACACGGTAGATGGGAATTGTCGGAAACGGCAAGAAAGATATTCGAAGTAGTTAGAGACTATGAACCTATTAGAGTAGGCATAGAGAAAGGCATAGCTAGACAGGCCGTTATGTCTCCTTTGACTGACTTAATGAAAAGAAATCAAAGGTTCTTTACTGTGGAGGAATTAACCCACGGTAACAGAAAGAAGACGGACAGAGTGATGTGGGCGTTACAGGGCAGGTTTGAGAATGGTTACATCTCTTTAAACAAAGGTGAATGGAACAGTAGATTCTTAGATCAGTTATTTCAGTTTCCTGATCCTTTAACACATGACGATTTAGTGGACGCTTTAGCCTACACGGATCAGTTAGCTAAAGTTGTGTACCATTATGACTTTGAAATAGAAGACGAAGAGATACTTGACATAGTAGCAGGATATTAATATGGATTATATGGACGAAGAAAAAACCTTAATGAGCGAACAATCCGTAGAAGATTGGGTCATGGCTAAATGTGAAACCTGGAGAGATCATTACGAATCTAACTACGCTCAAAAGTTTGACGAATACTACAGGCTTTGGAGAGGTATTTGGTCTTCCGGAGACATGGAACGAAAAAGCGAACGCTCCAGAATTATTAGTCCTGCCTTACAACAAGCAGTAGAATCCAGCGTAGCTGAGATAGAAGAAGCCACCTTTGGTAGAGGTAGGTTTTTTGACGTTACCGACGACATTGGTGACAGAGAAAGACAGGACATTTCTTTTCTTAGGAACAAACTACACGAAGACTTTGACAAAGCACAGGTTAGGAAGGCAGTAGGAGAATGCTTAATTAACTCAGCAGTTTACGGCACAGGCGTTGCTGAAGTAGTCCTAGAGGAAGTTAAGGAAATGGCTCCTGCTACACAACCAGTAATGGGTGGAGACTTACAGGCAGTAGGCGTTAACATTAAAGACAGGACAATGGTTAAACTACGTCCAGTTATGCCACAGAACTTCCTAATAGACCCCATAGCCACCAGCATAGACGACGCTCTGGGCGTAGCTGTAGATGAATTTGTGTCAAAGCATCTTGTAGAACAACTACAAGAAGAAGGAGTCTACAAACAAGTTTACGTCGGTCAGGCAGCGTCTGACTTTGAAATAGAGCCAGACCATGATTTAGCTACCTACGACGACGATAAAGTTAGACTGACCAAATACTACGGTTTAGTGCCTAGAGTTCTTTTGGAAGCAGCCAATAATCCAGAAGAGGAAGAAGACGTAGACTCAGACTTGACTATGGCTCTTGAAGAAACTAAAGACACTGAAGATCAAAGTTACTACGTAGAAGCATTAGTAATTATTGCTAACAATGGAATACTACTAAAAGCGGAAGAAAATCCTTACATGATGAATGACAGGCCAATAGTAGCTTTTCCTTGGGACGTAGTGCCTTCACGTTTCTGGGGCAGAGGTGTTTGTGAAAAAGGCTACAACAGCCAAAAAGCCTTAGACACAGAGCTTAGAGCAAGAATTGACGCACTTAGTCTAACTGTACACCCTATGATGGCTATGGACGCTACACGGCTTCCCAGAGGCTCTAGACCTGAAGTTAGGCCTGGAAAGATCATATTAACTAATGGAGATCCTAAGACTGTCCTGCAACCGTTTAATTTTGGTCAAGTTAGTCAGATTACTTTTGCACAGGCAGAAGCATTACAACGAATGGTACAGACTTCCACAGGAGCCATAGACTCCGCTGGAGTCCAAGGTTCAGTTAATGGTGACGCTACCGCAGCAGGGATTAGTATGTCTCTAGGTGCAATTATTAAACGACACAAACGTACCTTAATTAACTTTCAACAGTCCTTCCTGATACCTTTTGTAAAGAAAGCGGCTTGTCGTTACATGCAGTTTGATCCAGAAAGTTATCCAGTAGCGGACTATAAATTTAACGCTACGTCTTCTTTGGGTATTATTGCCAGAGAGTACGAAGTAACACAATTAGTTCAATTGTTACAAACTATGTCACAGGATTCACCTTTGTATCCTACGCTTATACAGTCAATTATTGACAACATGAACTTAGCTAACCGTGAGGAACTACAAGCCAAGCTACAACAAGCAATGGAGCAAGGACAGCCTTCTCCGGAAGAACAACAAATGCAAATGGCCGTACAACAAGCTCAACTTGCTTTCCAAGAATCTCAGACACAAGCTCTACAAGGCCAAGCTGCTGAGTCTCAGGCTAGAGCAGGTAAAGCAATGATGGAAACTCAGTTAGCTCCTCAGGAACTTGAGATTGATAAGATTAAAGCCATAACCACCAACATTAAGGAAGGTGACGGTGACGACAAGGAATTTGAAAGAAGAATGAGAATAGCTCAGTCTTTACTCAAAGAAAAAGAAATGGAATTAAAGTTTCAACAACAACCATCTACAGCACAACAACAAGGAGTAGGCAATGGTAGTCAGCAAGCAGGAATTAATAGAGCTAGTGGACCAGATCAACAACAAGTTCGACCAAGTCTTCAAGAAGTTGGAGGACTTGGAGGAGTTCAATAATAACTGTTCCTGCGGTAAAATAAAAAGTACAGGTAGGAAGAAAGCAAATGCTTAAAAAACGAAAGAAAGAAAACCCTATAAGAAAAACAACAGGAACGGGTGGAAACTTTAGAAAAACTAAAGACGGTGCAGGAATGACTGCAAGAGGAGTCAAAGCGCACAGAGCCGCTAACCCTGGATCAAAACTACAAACTGCTGTAACTGGCAAAGTTAAGAGAGGAAGCGCAGCAGCTAAAAGACGTAAATCTTTTTGCGCTAGGTCTAAAGGCTGGACAGGAGAACGTGGCAAAGCAGCGAGAGCAAGGTGGAAATGTTAAATGGCTAAAGGTTTGTATTCGAACATTCACGCTAAACGCAAAAGAATTAAAGCGGGTTCAGGGGAAACCATGAGGAAACCTGGCTCTAAAGGTGCGCCTACTTCAAAGGCGTTTAAACAATCAGCTAAAAAAAGGAAGTAACTATGCCAACAGTAAACGGAAAAAAGTATCCTTATACAGTTGCAGGTAAATCAGCGGCTAAGAAAGCTAAGCGTTCTACCAGCAAGAATTCAGGAATGCGTAACAAAGGAAAACGAGGCCGCTAAAATCTGATGATTTTTGAGTCCATTGCAGCAATTAGCGCAGCCTTAGGTGCTGTTAATGGACTTATTGGTCAGGTTAAGGAGTCCGGTGGTCATATAAATTCTGTATTGGACCGTATGCAAGCCATTAACTCTGGTATGCAACGGTTTGAAATAGAAAAACGTGAGTCTTTAGTAGAACCATTAACGCCTCAGGAAGCTTTAAAACTTTCTATGGCAAAATCTCAAATGGAAAGGTTTCATACTGATTTGAGAAATATGGGAATTTTATCAAACGATCATCAAAAGTTCGTAGATGAATACTTTAGGATCATGGCTGAATCTAAAGCTCAACATGAAGCTTCCGTTAAAGCTATTTTAGCTAAGAAAAAAGCTAGAAAACAGCTAATGCACGACTTGTTTTTATGGACTTCCGTTAGCGGTATAGGGTTAATTATAGCTTTTGTAGTAATTGCCCTAGTTATAGCTATGTTGACATGACAATATTAGCATTTATGCTAGTTGTTATTGTTAATGGCAATACTTTAGAAAACGAAGGGTGGTATTTTAGGGATATATACCGCTGTAATACGTTTGCACATGCTATAGAGCATGGAAATGTGACGTTTAGAGACAAAAGACCAAGGCAACATAACATATCAGCTTATTGTTTACCCACTATGTTACCAACAACTACTAAATTTTGGGACTAGGGTTGACATTTAACAAAAAGTATGATATAATAACAAGGTATTCTTAACAATAAGGTAAAATACTACAATGAACAAAGACTTAGAAATTTATTTTGATAATTATTTTGAAATGTTCAGAAGCGAAGGTTGGAAACAACTTTTAAAGGACTTTCAGCAAAATATTATAAATATTAATTCAGTTGAGCAGACTACGGACGCTGATAACCTTCATTTTAGGAAGGGCCAGTTAGCTATTTTAGCTACCATAGTCAACTTAGAAAATCAAATGGACAATGCACATAAAAATGCAATGGAAGAAGAAAAGGAAGAAAAATCCTT